ATCGAAATGGGCTGGCTTGTGAATAACTCAGCAAGTCCTTGGACCAGCAGGATAGTGCTGTTATCGGGTAGCGCTTTGGTAGCGCCCACCTGCCCCACACAGTCCACAAAATACTATATCGAAGAACCTTCGACCTACTATCAAATTGTCAGGTGAGCTTGGGGTGCCTCACGCATGTGGCGAGACTGGCTTGTCCCATCCAGGACTATAAAGGGCTGGGTTTTTCCCTATATAGCTACATGGTCAGCATCGGCGAGGCTGCGCGTGGGACAAAAAGGGAACACCCCCGAATGGGCCACTACCCCCTAGCCTATGCTTTATATACACAGCCGCCACATTTTTTGTATTTTTAACAACAATAATAATAATAATAACAATCTACAAAGGGTCTATTTCTTGACAACCCACATGCACACACACACACATTGAAGATCTAAGAAGACATATAACTACATAGTACTTACCTATGTATATCTATAGGTCTATTCCCCCATCGGGTATACCCTCTATTATAACCCTCCTGACAGATCTGTCAAGTAAAAAATGAACTTTTTTGTAATTTTTTAATTTTTTACTTGACAAAGTGGTATATAGCGTTATAATAGTATATATACACACGCAGGTAGAGAAGATACAGGTCTCACACTTTACCACTCATTAATAATTAATTTTTACAAAGAACGGAAAAGAGAAAAGGAGACCTGTTATTCTTTATTTTCCGTATATAAGCATACGGATATAGAGATAGATATAAGAGAGAGAGGGAGAGTTTGCGTAGGCAGTCTGTTCTTATACTACTAGGTCGCTGTTAGCAGATGATGAGAAAGGAAGCGCAGTTCGTAAGACGTATCCATCTACCAAGAGAAGCGCAGTCCATAAGACGCTCTCTCTGTTTCTCCATCATCCACCAGAAAGAGTTGGCAGCACGTGACAGATTGCCTACGCAATTCAACAACGGAATATGTTATTCCTGATCCTTGGGAGTGTATCCAGTGTGGCATGTGTTGCATGAGATACGAATCCAGCACAGATAGTATTGTTCGTTGTCAATATTTACAAATTGAAGATAATCTATGTAGTATATACAAAGACAGGCCCATAGCGTGTAAGCTTAGCCACATGTCTGATTCCTTGAAAACGACTCACTGCAATATATCCATTATGAGTATCCAGAATAAGATGACCCAGGAATCCATAATAAATACTATACGGGACAACGCTGAAGAACTTCTTACCAACAACAACAACAACAACAACAACGACGAAGAACCAATAAATTAACATGATTAATTCTCCAACCACCACTACCACTACACAGCAACAACAGCAACCACAGCTACAACAACGGCGAAAGTTGACTGAAAAGCAAGAAAAGTTCTTATACGAACTCCTTCACAACGGAGGACACGTTAAGAACGCTATTATGGCTGCTGGTTACAAGGAGCAATCCAGATCTTGGCTGACGCGCACTCTACGAAATGAGATAATAGAGCGTACGCGCAGCATGTTGGCTACCAATTCCGTCAAAGCTGCAAACCGTATTATTGAAGGTCTTGATGCAGACGGCACCGTACCCCTTAATCAGATGGACATGCGATTAAAGACCGCTGAAAGCGTTCTAGACAGGGTTGGGCTGGGCAAGAAGCAACAGATAGAAATGGAAGGGCAGATACTGCACGGCATAGTCATGCTTCCTTCCAAAGACAGACCTAAAGAGATCGTAATCAATTCGTCATCGTCCCTTAAAGAAAACAATGACGGCCCAGGAGATAAAAAGAACAATGGCATTACCAGATAAATACTCAAACGAGACTACTAAAACAGGGCTTGATGAAACTTCTCTAACTAGCAGCAGCAGCAGTCTAAGAAAATCTCTTATTAATGCAATTGAGGATATTCGGGCTGGAAAAAGAATGAAAGGTCCGACATTAAACCCTACAAAGTTCTCTAACAAGGAACTGAAGAAGATGCTCAGAGACCTGGAACAAGCCGCTGAACAACGAGCCTTGGAAAATCGTCCAGGTGGGGAGCCACTTTTATTGGCTCACGGTGGTCGTGTCACCAAGCGGGCAACGATGCCTAACAAAAGAAAAAAGACAAGAAAAAATAAAGTATACGCCAATGGTGGTGGTGTGCGAAGAGCAAAATATAGTATCTAAAGAAAAGAACAACGAGAAAAAAGGGAATCTTATGGGAATAAAAATTACAAAAAAGAATCTTAAAGAGCCAGAAGGAGCGGACAGAACAAGGGGTCGAGAAGATGATCCTGTTTCAAGGCGCGTTGGTCTCATGGATATGATTCGTAAGTTGGGCATACACAAAGATATCCCAAAGGGTGCAACAAATGAGCAACTGCAAATGTTTATAGACACCATACAAAAGCAAAGAAAAATAGACGCCGATAAAAAGAATCTTCGCTATCCTGATGATACGGAAAGGGGTATCCAGAAAAGAGGTAAAAAACCTAAAGGGGTGGGTAAATATCGACCAATAGAGGAATATAACTTAGCTTCTGGCGGAAACGTAATAAATAAAAAGAAATATGCCAACGGTGGCGGTGTACGCAAGACAAAACTTTTGGACTACTAGTAAGTGGCGCGACCTCGTTTAAAGCCTGGGGAAAGGGGTAATTATCACCTATCACGTAACGAAAGCAAGAAGCGCGACATACAAAAGCAACTAAAACAAACCAAACAAAAGCAAAGAACCACCGAAGCTAGGCTTAAAAGGCTCCAAGATAGCCAAGATACCCTGAAAAACGGACAGAAATTGGCAGGTTTTGGGGGTACAACCACTCAAGAATTCATAAGTCAACTCCCCAAAGACATACGGGAGGACATTGAAGATAACACGGAAATTGTCTTTCGTCCTAATAAAGGACCGCAAGTTGATTTTCTGGCTGCTCCTGAAAAGGAAGTTATGTACGGAGGAGCGGCAGGTGGTGGTAAATCATTCGCAATGTTGGTGGATTTACTACGTTACGCTTCCAACGGCAACCACAGGGCGCTGCTTCTTAGACGTACTCTAGCGGAACTTACGGAACTTGTAGACCAATCACGTAAGCTGTATCCTAAAGCTTTCCCAGGTGCGATCTTTCGTGAGTCCAAGAATACTTGGTCTTTTCCCAGTGGAGCCACCGCCCTGTTCAGTTACGTTGACAAGGATGTGGACGTTACACGCTACCAAGGACAGAGTTTTACGTGGATAGGTGTTGACGAACTGGGCCAGTACCCTTCATCTTATGTTTGGGATTATCTTCGTTCTCGTTTACGTACAACAGATCCTTCTATAGAAACGTACATGAGAGCTTCCGCCAACCCAGGTGGTGTTGGGGGATGGTGGTTAAAGAAAATGTTCGTGGACCCAGCCCCACCCAACGAATCCTTTTGGGCTACGGACATAGAAAGTGGCAAGATCTTGCGATACGGTGTTAATCATCCGATCCACGCAGATAAGCCATTGTACCAAAGACGGTTTATTCCAGCACGACTTACGGACAATCCGTTTTTGATGGAGAGCGGCGAATATGAAGCCATGCTGCTTTCGTTGCCTGAAGTAGAACGAAGGCGGCTTCTGGAAGGGGATTGGGACGTTGCGGATGGTGCGGCATTTGCAGAGTTTGACAGGACCAAGCACGTTGTTGAGCCATTTGAGATTCCTTATAATTGGCCTCGCTTACGAGCCGCAGATTACGGGTACAGTAGCCCTAGTTGTGTTCTTTGGGGGGCAGTAGATTGGGATGGTACAATATGGATTTATCGGGAACTGTACAATAAAGGCTACACGGGTGAGTCCCTGGCAAATCTAGTAAGCGTACTGGAAGATAACGATCCTCTTATGCAGATATCCGTTCTTGATGGATCTTGCTGGTCAAAGCACGGTACTGGACCCAGCATAGCGGAGACCATGATTCGGAACGGTGTAAGGTGGGTTCCAGCGGACAAGAACAGGCTCCCAGGAAAGATAGAGTTGCATCGTCGTTTAGCAGTGGACGAACGTAC